TGTACGCACCCACATCCAGCAGCTTGCACAAACCTATGATCTTAAGGCGCTAGCCTACGACCGATACATTGCACACCTTGTCGTGCCATTCCTTGACGGCATAGACTGCCAACCCTTTGGTCAGGGTTACGCGTCGATGTCTTACCCCACCAAACAGTTTGAGGTACTGTTATGCAAGGGACAGGTCAAGCACGGCGGCCACGACGTCCTGCGATGGCAGATGGGATGCGTACACCTGGCACGCGATGAGGCCGACAACATCAAGGTCACAAAGAAGAAGAACAGCGAGAGTCAGAAAGTTGATGGTATAGTCGCCAGTATTATGGCAATGGGTTGTTACTTTAACAACGCTCAAGAGGAGGAGCCTCTTTTGGAGGTTATCAGCTTATAGGGTTTCTGTATTTGGTTTATTTGAGGGGGGGTCGCGACGGTGGCTCCCCCTTTTTATCTTGCCTCATGCCCAATCGCTTACAGTCTTTTGTCAAACAGGTACGCATGCGCGTCGGCTTGGATCGTCCTGAGGACATCATTAACGCCGTGGGTCTGTATGGACCAACGACAGCCGGTGCCAGTATCACCCATGAAAGCAGCGTGCGCATTAGTACGGTGTACGCATGCGTGTACAAAATTGCTAGTACGCTTGCCAGCCTAAGTCTCAACCTCTATGAGATGAGCGGCCAGCGTCGCGACATCGTTATTGACCACCCAGCGTGCGACGTCACCAAGTATCGCCCCAACGCATATGAAACCGCCTTTGTCTTTTGGGAGACAATCATCGCCAACGCTGTACTCAAGGGCGTAGGCTACGCTATTATTGAGCGTGGTGCCGGTGGAGTACCACTGGCTTTGCAATGTGTGGACACTGACTATGTCGAGCAGCGCGTCGTTAACGACCGCATTATCTACAAGCTGCGTGACGGTCGTGTCGTACAGCAGGAGAACATGCTGGAAATTTGCAACCTCTACCGCAAGTCACCCATCCAGCTGCACAGAGAGAACCTCGGCCTTGCTCAAGCTGCACAGGACTACGGAAGCCAATACTTTGGCAACGGTGGGCAGATGACCGGCGTACTGTCTAGCGACCAGCCGCTGAAGTCTGAGCAGATGCAAATGTTGCAAGGGTCGTGGAACGCGTCACAAACCAGCGCAGGCACCAAGCTCCTGCCGTTTGGCTTTAAGTATAGCCGAATCAGCATCGCACCGGAGGAAGCGCAGTTTATCGAAACGCGCAAGTTTCAGGCCGAGGAGATTTGCCGCATCTTCAGTGTACCGCCAGCGTTGGTGCAGTTGGAAAGCCAGACGACATACAACAACGTCGAGCAACAAAACCTGATGTTCGCACGGCATACGGTCCTGCCATGGGCCAAGCGCATCGAGCAAGAGCTGGAGAGCAAGCTGCTGACAAGGCAAGAGGCCAGCAACCATTACTTCAAGTTTGCGCTTAACGATTTGTTCCGTGGCGATATGCAAGCGCGAGCAAACTTCTTTACCCAAATGTTGCAGAACGGTGTGATGAGCATCAACGAAGTACGCAGCACAGAGGAACTTAACCCCATCGACGGGGGAAATCAACACTTGGTACAGGTCAACCAATTAAGCATTGACAAGATGCAGGCCTACTCCGAAAAAATCTCAAGCAATGACGACGGACAATCACCTTCCTAACTACGTTAGAAGGGCGCTGCACAACATCAGCAAGCGCACCAACAAGGCCACATACATGCAACTGGTGGCCATCTACAGCCATACACCAGGCGAAGACGCAGCACGCATCGCAGAGGTGCGGCGCTACCTCAGCGGCGTAGCAGAGCGCAAGATGAAAAAGGCCACTGATAAGGGCGTGCAGTACCGCACAGCAGAGATGCGCGCGGCGACCGACGAGCTTGTCGTCGAAGGTTACGCGGCTGTATTCAATAGCACCACCGACCTCGGTGCATTCCAAGAGCGCATTGCACCTGGTGCCTTTGCCAATGTATTGGAAGACGACGTGCGGCTCTTGATTAATCACGACGGCGTACCGCTGGCGCGTACAAGCAACGGCACACTCGAACTCAAAGAAGACGAGGACGGCCTGTACTACCGTGGCGTGCTTAGCGACACACAAGCCGGTCGCGACCTGTACACCATGATCCAGCGCGGCGACATCTCACAAAGTTCCTTTGCCTTTACGATTAGTGAAGAAAGCGTAGACGAGGACGGCGTGAGAGTTATTGAAAAGGTGGGGCGTCTAATCGATGTGAGTCCTGTAACTTATCCGGCATATCAGGCTGCGTCTGTATTTGCGCGCGCCGAACAACAACATGAAAATGACTGACCTTCCTATCAAGGATTTGCAGGCCCTGCGCCAGCAATACGTCGAGCAGCGCGAAGACGTTAAAAAAGCCGCTGAACTTGAAGAACGCGATCTCTGTGATACTGACGTAGCAGAGATGGAGCGCCTCGCCACTGAAATCCGCAAGGTGGACGTGCAACTTAAGGTGAAGCGTGAAGACGCTAAGATTGCCGAGAGTGCTGTCCTCGCTGGTGAAGTTGGCCGTGGTGGTGATCACGAGCTACGTAGAATGAACAAGCGCTTTGATTTGGCTGGTGCCGTCCGTGATTTGTCACAAGGCAAGCGCGTTACTGGTGTGGCCGCTGAGTACACTGAGGAGGCTATGCGTGAGGCACGCGGCTCTAACATGACCATCAAAGGTCAGCTCTCTATTCCTGCAAGCGCAATGCGTGCATTGGGTGACGCTGGTGACTTTGGTGCCGGCTCTAGCTTGGCCAACGCTCCTGGCTTTGTGGGTACGCAAGTTGCCGCTGGTGTTGCTGCCTTGGCTGCTCCAACTTTGTTCCAGTCTCTTGGTGGTCGCGTCCTTACCGGATTGACTTCCAACGTCAACGTGCCAATTGTTACCGCTGCTGCAACCGTTGCTTCAGCTGCTGAGGGCGCTGACGTATCAAGCGCGGCCAACCAAATTGGCGCACGGAGCTTGACACCTACTCGCTACGGCGCTTTCGTTACTGTGACTGAACAGCTGATGATGCAGGGCGGTCCTGCTGTCGAGCAGCTTATCACCAACGACATGATCACACAGCTCAATCGCCAGATTGACAAGACTGTGTTTGACACAATCATTGGTGCTGGAGACGGTGACAACACTAACGCTGTAAGCGCCGCTCAGATGCTTGTTGGTGAGGCTGCCTTGGCTGCCGCTGGTGTCAACTTGGCCAACGTCAAGGTTGTTGCCAACAGTGTTGCTCACGCTTTGATTGCTGCTGACGACATTGTGACTAACGTCAACGCTGCACTCGACCGTAGCTCCGCAGGTAACTTCAACGCCTTGGGCTATCCCTACGCTGTGACGGACTTGCTTCCTGCTAACGGTGTTGCTGCTGACGGTTCTATGATTATGGCCGACTTCAATCAAGCTGCCGTACTCGGTTTGTTTGGTGGTCTTGACATCGTTGTCAATCCATACGCTATGGACCTCAGCCACGAGGTGCGGATTAGTATCCACCGCTACGCTGACGCCGCTGTGCTTCACGGTGGTGCCGCTTACACTTTCCACGACAACGCTTGATAGCGTAATTGACTGAATGAGAAAGGCCCGCCTAGTGCGGGCTTTTCTATTTTTACGCTATGCAAGTAGAGATAACAGGCGCGGCAGTTAACCTTGAGACCATCATTGGTATCGCAGACTTGAAAGGTCACCTGCGCGTCACACACAGTCAGGAAGACACTTTGATTACTGCTTTGCGTTCTGCTGCGGTTGCATGGATTGAGGAACACTGCAACATCAAGATTGGCAGCTATACGGCCAAGGGTTACCTACCGGCGTTTGTCAATAGTTACATCCCCATCGGACCTGTTACAGCCATCAGCGAGGTTAAGTATCAGACGACGGCAGCCAAGGACTACACGAGCGACCTCACGACGTTAGCCGCTGCCAATTGGTACACCGACACCATCAGCTCACCGGCGCGCATTGCATTTAGGGATTACCCTACCACCTACGAATATGCTTTGAGTCCTGTGGTGGTTACGTTCACCGCTGGATACAGCGCACCGCCAGCGCCAATCATTCAAGCCGTGCGTTTGCTTGTGGCACACATGTATGAGAACCGGCAAGAGGAGGTTATTGGAACCATCACCACTCGCCTCAAGTTTGGATTGGAGGCCTTGCTTAATCCTTACCGCGTTATCTATCAGCCATGAAGAACGCAGGACGGCGAGACCGATACATAACGCACAGGACCGAGACGTTTACTCAAGACGACTACGGACAGCCTACGGTAAGCGCTACCGTGAATAACAACATGTGGGCTGAGGTGATCTACGCTGGCAGCGCCGGCGAGAGCATGAAGGCCCACCAAATCTTCCCCCAACGTGATGTTACTTTTGTGGTACACCATCCTAACCCTATTGACAGTGCTAGCGGTGTTAGTATTAGCCAAGACGATGCGATAATTTTTGAGAGCCGCGAGTATGAGATACTGGGCTTTGAGGAGATAGGCCGCCGCGACGGTCTGCGCATATTCTGCAAAGAGAAGGGTACGGATGGCAGGTAAGGTTGAAGGTCTCGATGAGCTGCTAAAGCAGATTGGCCGCATCGGTGCCTTCCCAAAAGAGATGGCGCGAGAGTTGCGAAAGAGCAACCGCGACATTGGACGCATGGCGGCCAAGCGCGTCAAGCCTCAAATACCACGAAGCGGTAAAGACTTTAAGATTTACAAGGGGACACCTGGACCAGGCAGAGCGCCAAAGGGTCAGGGTAAAGTCATTAAGACTATTCCCAACGGTACACTTCGGCGTTCCATTGGTGTACGCAACAGCCGCGGCAGCCGCATCAATGTATTCATAGGGCCAAGAAAAGGCGGAGCGCTAAGAATGGACGGATACTTTGCGCAATGGACAGAAGACGGCGGAATTGGTGGACGGAACAAAACCGTAAATAGCAAGTCATTCAATAAGATTGTCCCTGCCTTGGCTCGGTTGCGTCCAGCTATGGAGCGCCTTATGATTATGAAGTACCGCAAGGTCTTCGACAAATTCAAACTCTGATGGAAACAGGCAAAGCGATATACAAACTGCTTAAGGACAGCAGCGCCGTAGGTGCAATCTGCGCGGACCGCATCTTCCCAGAGATGGCGCAGCAAGACGCTGTCCTTCCGTTCATTGTCTACACCGTAACGGACACGACACCGGCAGCCACCAAGAATGCTACAAGCAAACTTGACACGGCGCGCGTAGAGCTGTATTGCGTGAGCGATGACTACGAGGTCGGCATGAACCTTGGTATTGCCGTACGTGGCGCCCTAGACCGTCAGAGCGGAACGTTGAGCGGCGTCGAGGTGCAGAGCATAGACTTTGACACAAGCGACGTGCAGTTTGATTCTGACCAACGCGTGTATGTATTGGAGCAGACCTATGACGTGCGTATCCAGCGCACCGGCACAGCGGTCAGCGTGGCACAGTTTCCGTCTAACTCATTTACGGTTGAGGAGGTTGACGGTACACCAAGCGGCGCGGTGACGAAATTGGTGTTCAGCAACAACACGGTCACCATCAACGGAAGCACGGCCACCATACAAAGCGGCGGCGGAGGCAGCCTAACCGTACAGGAAACAAGCGCAGCAGATAGCGCAACGGCCACCACGTTGGAGTTTCCTGCTAACAGCGTGACCCACGCAGCAAGCAAAGCCACCATCAGCCTGCTCCAAGGATTGGCGGCGGAGTTTGCTGGTGACGCTGGCGCTAGTGCCATCTTTGCCAATGGCTTGGTCGGTGACATTAACCAAGACGGCACGGTAAGCACCACCGACCTGCTTGCGCTCCTTGGCAACTTTGGCAACACAGCATCACCAACTAGCGGACAGCTCACACAAGCGCTGTCACGCGCCCAGGAGCAGATGAGCAACGGCGACAACGCCTTCTTCAGCAACAGCCGCGTCAGCTCTGCGCAAGCTTCAGTTACTGCCTTGACCAACGCTGGCCACGTGGTGGAATACTTTGAAGGCATTAACAGCGTGCAAGGCCGTGGCTTTATCAGCAACTACTTGGCTGACACTGTAGCTGACAACACGGTACGCCGCACCATGTATATCAGCGGTACGCCCTTCCCCACTGCGCTAAGTCAAATGCAAGCGTATCCGCTGGGGCCATACGACGACACAGCGCAGTCCACGATTCAGACTGTAGTGGACGCGTACATTAACAGCATCACAGCCAACGGCAGCGTTGTCATTTTGCGCACGCTTATCAGCAGCACACCGGACAAGCTACTCGACACCTACACCGGAGCGGCAGCAGCCTACTCCGTGCGCAAGCTTGACAAAGACTATAGCGGTAGCTGCATGCGCATCCGCAGGGACAGCGACGACAGCGAGACAGACATTGGCTTCGATAGCTCTGGAGACATGGACACTTCAGCCATTGCCACGCATTGCGGAAGCGCTAACGGCTTCGTAGTTACTTGGTATGATCAAAGCGGCAACACGAACAACGCCACGCAAAGCACAGGCGGCAGCCAACCGCAGATATACAACGGCTCTGCTGTTATTACTGAGAACGGGAAGCCAGCGATAGATTTTGATGGAAGCGCCGACACCTTGGAAATCGCAGACTTTGCATATAGCACAAGCGCCCTGAGCTTTTACAACGTCTTGAAGCTGGACTCTACAAGTGATAATATGTTTTTCTCACACTACAACACGTCAGGTGCGCAACGGGCTTGGACTATTCGTGTGCAGGCAACGTCAATGGGTTACACTCTAAGCTCCAACGGGAGCAATTATTTTATTGCTAAAAGCGAAACACTCACGACAAACCAATATTTATGGACCTTGCTATATAAAGGTTCAGAGTCTGGTTTCGACAGAACAAAAGGCTTTGTAAACGGCTCCGCAAGGACTTTTGTAAAGCATTTTAGCAATGACAGCAGCAATGATCCGCCAAGCAGCCTGCACAATAGTACAAGCAACTTAAATATAGGCTCTTACGCTGGCGCGGGCTTTATGAATTGTAAAGCACAAGAGGTCATACTCTACCCATCCGACCAATCCAGCAACCGCAGCGGAATAGAGGGGAACATCAACGCCCATTTCCAAATCGGCAACTTCGGTACTCCTACCTCAGGCTTGCTCTCCACTTATACAGGGGCAGCAGCAGCGTACTCCGTCAGACAGTTGGCTAACACAGCTGCACTTTGTATGCGTGTCAGAAGAGACAACGATGATGCAGAGCAGGACTTTGGGTTTGATGCTAATGGGGATTTAGATACCGCAGCCATTGCTACGTTCGTAGGCAGTGGGAATAATGGTTATGTATCCAAGTGGTACGATCAAAGTGGAAACGGGAAGGACGCAGAGCAAACCACCAACGCCACCCAACCGCAGATATACAACGGCTCTGCTGTTATTACTGAAGGTTCCAAACCTGCACTAGACCACGACGGGAGCCGTTGGATGACTTTGGGTATAAGTGATTTAAGCAACACCAACCTCTTTGCGGAGGCGTCCGACCCATTTGCCGTTATGTGCGTGGCTAAGTATGACGATACAAGCGCTCCTGGAGGCGGCACAATATTTAGTAAGGCAATGAGCGTTGGCTCGGGGAGAACGCTGCAAATAGCGCACGTCTCAAATGGCATATCGACTAGGTTTAGAGGTTCTGAAACTCTTATTACAACGCCAGCAGATTTGCACATCCTTCAAGAGGCTCATTGGTCAGGATCGGCAGCTTTAGCGGTTTTGAACGGAACAGAAACGAGTGCTACTGTAGGCACTTATTCTGAAAATTCTGAAAACATAAACATCGGTAGCCGTACAGATGGAGGCTTTATTATAAAAGGAAAGATTCAAGAAATTATTGTGTGGGGTAACGCGCAGGACTCAACCAATAGGACTGCAATTCGCACAAGCATGAACGACTACTTTAGCATCTACTAATGGCCACAGTATACCTTCCCGTAACGCCGCGCCTGAACTTGACTAGCGAGCAACGCGCGCAAGGCATTAGCCAAGAGCTGTACAACCTCAAGCTGCCTAAGGTGCTGCATGGCGAGGGCCATGTCACGACGCAGCTGCTTGGCCTAATCCAGCACCCAGACACCGAGCAGTGGGCTTGCGTTGGTGACACTGAGCTTGCTATTCAGGTGCATCCGCAGCGCGACATCACAGCACTAGTGTCCTTGTTCCCACAGCTCACCACTGAGGAGCGCGCCGCCATGACTTACTATATCGCAACAAATGAGACTGTGCTGTTTCAGTACCTCATGCCCAGCGACGCGGAGATACTGACAGAAGAAGAAGCAAGGGAGGCCGGTTGGTTTGGCGAAGAACTGTAACTTGAGCCTATGGACTTTTTCCTGACACATTGGGCAGAGCTGCTCCTTGCACTCATGGTGTTTGCTAAGGTGGTGGTCAACCTCACGCCAAGCATCAACGACGATCGCGTTTTCGCGTACGTCGATTTGTTGCTCAACGCGATTATCGCAAACAACAAAAAACAAGAGAAGTAATGGCCATTTTCAACGGCACAGTATATATCGTTACTCTGGGCGGCGCTAACCTTCCAGACCAAACCGAGGGCAGCATCAGCTTGTCCATGGAAACACGGGACATCACAACCAAAGACAGCAGCGGATTCCGTGAGCTGTTGGAGGGCACGCGCTCTGGAAGCATTAGCGTGTCCGGATTGGTGGACGACACAAGCAGCGCGGTCACTACCTTGATGACAAACTTTGCAGCGCGGAGTAGCTTTGCCATTAAGTTTGGTGTGGACACCGGCACACATGACGACGTCTTTGAATGCGCTACTGCATTCTGCACTAGCATCGAGACTAGCGCCGGCACGGAAGACAACGTGACTTACAGCGCGACTATTGAGTTGAGCGGTGCAATTACTCACGACAGCGCTGATTGATGAAGCTAACGCTTAGCGAGAAGGAGTTCACACTGAGGTGCGATATGCGCGCCTTAGCTGCGGCCAAGCGTGAAGCTGGCATCGACCTTGGCAAACTCAGTGATGACGTTGTAGAGATTGGCACGCTGGTTTACTACATGGCACAGAGTGGAGCCAAGCACGCTGGCATTCCGTTTGACTACGACTGCGACGACTTTCTCGGACTCATTGAAGTCAAGGATCTAGACGCCTTGGCGGAAGCTGTCGGTGCGTTGCTCGGTGGCGGAGACGGAAAAAAAAAGTGAAGGCGAAGCGCTGACATTTGATTACTGCATGGAGATAGGGCTGGGGCAATTGCGCTTCAGCCCTTCCGTGTTTTATGACATGACCTTTCAAGAGTTCTGTGCTGCTGCGCAAGGCATGAACCGACAGGAGGAGGTAAGGCAGCAACAGGAGTGGGAGCGCGCGCGGTGGTTGGCTACGGTTAGCCTCGCGCCACACGGTAAGCCAGGGCAGCGACTCAAGCCACAGGACCTGTGTATCTTCCCGTGGGAGAAGAAGAAGAAGAAGAAGGGCAGCAACAAGGCATTGGCGGCGACGCTTAAAGCGATGACAAATGGCAAAACTTAAGGACCTAAAAGTTACAGTCGGCCTAAGCAAGAAGGGCATAACTAAACTGAACGCAGACCTGCGAAGCACTAAAGCCAATTTCCGCAGGAACTTTGGCGAGATACAAGCTATGGCTATAGGTGCAGGAAAGAACCTTAGCATGGGTTTGACTGCGCCATTGGCAATGATGGCTGTGCAATCTGTTAAGGCCTTTGACCAACAAGCCAAAGCTATTGCGCAGGTAGAGGCCGGATTGAAAAGCACAGGCAGTCAAGTTGGCTTTACCTCTCAGCAACTACAGCAAATGGCAAGCGATCTGCAAGCCAAGACACTGTTTGGTGATGAGGTTATTCTTAAGGACGCCACGGCACAACTGCTGACGTTTACAAACATCAGTGAAAATCAATTTGCACGCACGCAAAAGGCGGCGCTTGATTTGGCTACTAGGTTAGATGGCGACCTAAAAAGCGCAAGCATCCAGCTTGGCAAGGCACTGAATGATCCGGTCGCTAACCTGTCAGCGTTGTCGCGGTCTGGCATACAGTTTAGCGCAGAGCAAAAAGAGGTCATCAAATCTTTAGCAGAGACGAACCAACTTGCTGAAGCTCAAACTATAATTCTTGACGAGCTAGACAAGCAATATGGAGGCAGCGCAGAGGCGGCAGCGTCGGCCGGTATGGGAGGCTTTAAACAGCTTTCTAATACTTTAGGTGACCTCAGCGAGGAATTTGGAAGACTTATTTCCGAGTTCATACAGCCGCTGATTCCAAAAATCCAAGAGATTGTTAGGAGTTTTACTAGTCTCACAACACGTCAACAGAAGGTCATTCTAGGTCTAGCAGCGATTGCGGCAATGGCCGGCCCAATCTTATTGTTAGCTGGTGGCTTAATGAAGGCTAGGGCGGCAATGCTTTTGCTTAACACGGCTATGCTGACCAATCCTATTGGCGGAGTAGCCATAGCGGTCACAGCTCTAATAACTGCATTGGGTGCTTTAAAGTCTATCACAAAGACAACAAGAGAAGAAACTGACCTATTTATAGAAAGCACTAAAGAGCTTGAAAAGCAACAAGCACTGTTGGCACTGAACACAAAGCGCAGAGCCTTAGAAAGTGAGCTTGCTAGTTTAAAGCAAGCCAAAGCATTAGAAGAGGCGGCAAGTGCAGCGGGAAGCCTAGGCGATAAGTTTGAGAAAAATATATCGCGTGGCAACGTCACACGCTTTAATGATCAGATCACAGACACTAGCTCAGCAATTATTGAACTGAAGAAGGCTATAGCCACCTTGCAGTTTGGTGACGGTGACGTGTTTGGAGGCACAGGGGATGATGCTGCGGCTGGTGCAACTGAAGCGCAGAAAGTTCAGGTAGAGCAAGTAAAGCGTGGTACTTTTGCGCATGCAAAAAGCGCCAAAGAGGTAGAAAACCACGCACTGCAAAACCGCAAGCTTAAGGGCAGTTACACTGATCTGTCAAGCAGCTTGCAACCTGTCTTAAATAAGTTTCATGAGTTAGGTGCTGTGGTCGGTCAGCAGTTGCCCTCTTTCTTTGAGGGAGCCTTTACGTCCTTAATGGAAGGCACCAAGTCCTTCGGTCAGTTTATGCTCCAAACACTGCAAAGGCTTTTAATTAAAGCTGCTGCTTTGGCTGCCACCTTTGTTGTCTTGTCTGTCATCTTAGGTGGAGCCACAGGTGTGGCAGAAATGACAGGAGGTAAAGCTGGGTTAGGTGCCTTTATGAAGATGGGCATGGGAGTACCACAGATGGCGGAGGGCGGAATGTTTACCGGCGCCAGTCTTGCAATGGTCGGCGAGGGACCAGGAACAAGCAGTATCAACCCAGAGGTCGTCGCACCATTGGACAAGCTCAAGAATATGATTGGCGGTGGGAATGTGAACGTGACCGGCACGATCCGTGGCCGCGACCTCCTACTTAGTGAGGAGCGCAGCAGCTACAGCCGCCGTCGCAGATTTGGCAAGTAATGGCAAAGAGATTTACAGCAGGGTTTAAAGACGAGGTAGGCACAGAGTACAACCTTGACTTTTATGACAGCGACTACAGCGGATCCTCTGTTGGTACGTTGACGCTAGGCACACCAGGCTTTGAGTTAGACTGGGACGGACGCGGCCAGAATACACACGAGCCAATCCTAAGCAGCGCGTGCAGTATCCCTGTGTACAGCACCACGGCCAGCATTGCCACATTCCTCAGCGACATACAGACTGGACAAGAAGGCCGCTTCCGTGTTGAGGTCTTCCGCGGTCCGTCAGCTTCTCAAGAGCTGTTCTGGTCTGGTGTCTTGTTCTGTGATCTAACGTTCCAAGACGAAGACCCAAACCTTGTCACGCTTGAGGCCACCGACGACATCGGCTTACTAGACGAAGTGCTGTACAAGAACAGCCCCACGTCAGAATACACCGACACCACGCACCTTATCGTGGTGCTGTGTCGCATACTCGGTAAGGTGCGCCACGTGGATGCATGGGCCGCAGACAAGAACTTCCTCTATGTCTCCGACCACGTGCAGCACGCGGAGATGACCGGCGCACCGTACACGAGCAAAATCATTATCAACCACACCAAGCTGCGCAACGTGCAGGATAACGGTGAGGCCGAGTACCACACTTGCAAAGAGGTGTTGGTGTCTATGCTGACCAACCTGCAGGCCAGACTGATGCAGTACCACGGCGCGTGGTGGGTGATACCTGTGGCTAAAGCCAACGCAGGTATGACGGCTTACGCATACTTTAAGAGTGGCGACAACGGCAATAACAGCAGCGCCAACACGCCAGGCTTTGTGACTCAGACTAGCGGCAACTTGTACAGCCTAGCCACGGCCATCACATCAGGCAACAAGACCAAGCTGGCCGGCTTTGAGTTTGGCGCGCTGCCCAGTCTGTCAGAAGTAAACTACACCCACGACTACGAAGGTCACGCCTTTGATTGGAACGGCGTGGGGGCTGGCAACGCAAGCGGCAACATCACAAGCCAGTTCGTATATGCCAACAGTGCGCCAGTGCTTGAGGACAATGACGTGGTAAGTTTGACGTTTAGCTACGTCATCAGCTTTACCGGCTACGGGACGAACGCATCAAGCGACAGGGGCCGCAGGGTGCGCCTAGCCTTTAAGGTGCGGCACGGCGATATATACGCCAAGCGTACCACGACGGCTATGACCGACACAGCCGGCACAATCATAAACAACACCTACACGACCAACGGTGATAACATGAGTTGCTTTGCGCCTAATGACCAGGCGCCAACGTACAACACGACCACAAGCAACGAGATACAGGAGTACACTGCTGTCTACGATCGCTTTGCAGGTGCGCACCTTACCGGCACTGTCACCATCACTTTCCCACCGATTGACGTAGACCTTGGTACGGTAGCCGTGACGGAGATTGGCGAGTGGGACATTAAGGTGTTCGACAAGAACAACAACGATGTCACTAGCGCTGACGCTACACTTGGCCAGTCCTTTGCACTCGCCAACCTAACCAGCATTTACCAAACGCGTGGCGGCTCAACGTTTGACGGTGATGTCATTACCTACACGCGAACTAACGCAGCTGCAAACGCAAGAGAAAGCCTAGATCTACCAGAGGCTATCCTTGCTGACCGCATCGGCAACAGCAACCCTAACCAAGGCGTCTGGCTAATCAATGACGACGGCACCTTTACCAAGTCCACCGGCGAGTGGAGCAATAGCATCTACACAGGCTTAAGTACACCTATTTGTGACTTGACGTGTTTGGACATCCTCAGCATGCGACAAACGCCGTTAAGTACAGCCAACGGTACCATCCGCCTGTCAAGCAACTTGTACGGACCCACGCACGCCGTGCAGGGCCTGAACGGTGACTCGGCCTACTACGTGCCAATGCGCTTGCGTATGAACGCAACAGAGGCGTTGTATGAGGGCGAGTGGTTCAAGTATCAATACGACAGCAGCACAAGCACCACGGCAAGCGACGACAGCACGCCCATTGTCGGCAGTGTGGCCAACATTAAGATTGGCCAACGCCGCAACAGGATCACACTGGGCACGTTACAACAAGCCTTAAGCGAATCACAGACCAGGCTTAGCGGAGAGATACAAGGCGCTATTAATCGACAGGCCGACGATAACACAGACGCAGAGAGCAGGATTACAGCGTTGGAGGCTACTGAGAATATTCTTGCGGGGCAGATAGTCGAGATTAGCAACCACAAGAACGCGCTGAGCAGTGACGAGTACGAAGGCACCGTTGTCAAGTTTGGCAGCGATACGATATCCTTGCGCAGTGGCTACACATACAGTAGCAGTGGCTGGGTAGCATGCGACGCAGATTTACGCAACAACTCTTCTGGTCTCTTTGGTGTTGCTGTGGGTACCAACTCCGGCACGCATGGCTTACTTGTGAGCGGCCTGATATACAGCACTAATTACAGCTTTGCAGCAGGTAGACCGCTGTATATATCACAGACCGCAGGAGAGTTTAGCGTCTCGCCACCTGTAGGAAGCGGCACGTACATACGTATCATAGGCTTTTCTTTGGGTAGCGGTTACATCTATATTCAACCGCAAGCGCACTATACTGTGCAAACATGAGACAGATTACGCGCGTCATTCTGCACTGTAGTGCGACCAAAGAAGACCAAGACATCAACGCCGCAACCATACGCGCCTGGCACACCTCGCCGCCGCGCAACTGGTCAGACATCGGCTACCACTTTGTGGTCAAGCTGGACGGTACTATTGAGAGCGGTCGACCCATCAACCGCGCCGGCGCACACACTAAAGGCCACAACAAGGACAGTATTGGTATCTGCTATGTTGGCGGCCTAGACTACAGCGGCCACCCTAAGAACACAATCACAAGGGAGCAGCGCAGCGCTATTAAACGCCTGTGTCGTGCGCTGTGTCTTGTACTCAATCAACCACTGGACTTACATGGCCATAGGGAATACAGCGCGAAGGCTTGCCCATCGTTTGAGGTCGCGGAAGTCTTTGGGCAGCTCCAGCAATGGATGGCGTGTCCTGACCTCAGCTATTGAGAGCAAGGGAGACCTAAAGCGGTGGTCGCTTAAGAACACTGCCGGCGGCGTCATTGTTACGACTGCCTGTGAGCAGATAGTCGTACATGGCATCACGTGGGAGGCTGTCATATTGTGCTTTGTGGGCGTTCTGCCGCTGCTGTTCAGTACCTTGGAGAAATGAATGACGGGGCCAACCTATTAATGTTAAACCTTGTTTGGCTAGGTTGGGAGATTACGCGCTGGCAAGACGTGGTAGACTGGACCTTAAGCGCTGCGGGCGCTTGTACACTGCTTGCAATAAACATCGTTAGACTGCGGAAAATGCTCCGCCAACGTCGCGATGTTGATAACGAGGTTTAAGTTTTTTTTTATTCCCCGCTTCGTATGACGTACTTGGGCCAACAAATAAACCCAATATGTCAAACGATATTTTTAATTTCCTGCAGCAGTCTAACAGCAGCGCATCCGATTACGTTAAGTTTCAAGACGGCGACAAGCGCAACCTGCGCATCATTAGCAAGCCCATTACAGGCCACGAGTTATTTGTAGATGGCAAGCCGGTACGCTGGGAACCAGACGCGCAACGCCCAGAGCATGCCATTAGCGACGAGCGCCCCAAGAAGTTTGTGGCGTTTGTAGTGTTCGAGTACGATCACGACAACAATAACGGTAGAGTCAAGCTGTGGTCGTTCTCTCAACGCACCATCATTGACCAGATGGCAATGCTCTTTAATGACGCCCACTGGAGCGACTTCGAGCTTGTTGTTACTCGTGTCGGCAAGGGCCTCGACACCAAGTACAATGTCACCGGCGTACAGTCACCCATTGAGGAGAATCTTGTGGCGTTTGCATCGGAGGCACACAAGTACGTGGACTTGACCAAGCTGTACCAATCTGAGAATCCGTTCGTTCAGGAGCTTCCTGAGCTGAGCGTTGCCAAGCCTAAGACTGTCAGTAATGACCTTCCATTCTAAGACATGGCAGAGGGAAAGAGACCAGCTCGTCGAGTTAATAGACCAGCACCGCCGTCGCCACAAGATGTTGCGCCAAGCTCACAAGGCGTCGCGACGGTGGGTGAAATCGCGCGAGGCACTGAGTACGATGCAATTCTTGGCTTGGCATCTCCAAAAACCATTTACATAATGGATTGCGCATATACACCAGAGCAAGCCGAGCAGATAAGCCGCTTGCGCCACGAACGATGGAATCTGTTAGCTCGCTTTAATGAGAAGCACGGCAGCCAGGACAATGAGTGGAGTAGCATGAACAACAGGATGCGAACCATCACCAAAGAGCTGTTTGACCTTACAGGAAACCCCATTTACAATGTCGAAGGATAAATACTTGCCTCTATCGTTCAGCAGCTTAAAGGCGTTCTCACGATCGCCGCTGGCCTTCTTGGACTACAAGAACAATAAGAAGCCACCTACACCGGCCATGCAATTCGGTACGATGGTCCACAGGGCTATCCTAGAGCCGGAGAAGTACAGCCGCACGGTGGCGGTATATGAAGGCCGCAGGGCTGGCAATGCGTGGAAGGAGTTCCAGCAAGAGAACGCAGATAAGGACATCGTTACCGCGAAGGAAGCGATGGACATACGTTTGCTGGCTCACCGAGTGGAAGCGCACCCATACGCTGGCGCTATGATTAAGCAGTGTCAGAAGTTTGAGGTGCCGTTTGAGATTGAGCAGTGCGGGGTACCGCATCGCGGCATTATAGACGGCCTTGGATCTTGGTTTATGCTGGACCTAAAGACCACGCAGAACGTGAGCCACTACAGCTTACAGCGCACGATTTACGACTTTAAGTACTACATGCAAGCGGCCATTTACCAGCGCGCCGCTGCTCTCATGGGGTACGATCACGAGTCCTACTTCATTATCGCTGTGGAGTCAGCTGCACCGCACCACGTCCAGGTCATTGAGTTAGAGCCACAATACATCGCACGCGGCCACATCGAATGGGAGAACCTTATTGAGCAATGGAAGCGTTGGGATGGAGAGGTGCGCCATAACCACGACGAGGACGACGAGGCCGGTTGGCAGATGGACGCGCCCTCGTGGGTGCCAGCATTGGACATCATCTAATACATACGATATGACTGAAGACACAGCCATCAAGAAGGTGATACAAAACCTCTTTTACGCCCACGTGCATACAGAGGAGAACCTCATTCGCATTAGCGGCATGCTAAAGGATAGAGGCATGCGACAACCTCCAGAGATTCAGGAGGCTAGAAGTGTGATGGGCCGCGCCTTAGAAGCTATTGAGGACTATTTTGGGAAGGACAACCTGCCGGAGTATATGCAACAGCGTATGGAGCAGCGCCTGAGATACTTTAAGCAACGCAGAGGAATGGAATGATTAATTCTAGGGACAAGGGCAAGCGATTTGAGCTGAAGATTGCGAAGGTGTGGATGCGCCTATTTGGAGGCGACGTAGAGCGCACAGGTTACGTAAGCAAGAAGCTGGACGATATGGGTGTGGACCTGACCGATACGGACCCATTCTACATCCAATGCAAGGCTGTGGAGTCTAGCATTAACTATCACCAGGTGCTTGAGCGGATGCCGTTGGACACGAACATCAACGTGATCATACACAAGCGCAATCACCAGCCTCCGGTCGCTGCCCTTTACCTAGAGGACTTTCTTGAACTGCTTACAGCGA